GCATCCCAATGATTGCAGAAAAGTCCATTATTCTAATTCCTATTTGTAAACAAACATAGCTTATTAACCAAACGGTTGCAATAGCGTCTATTTCTTCCAGTCATCACGGGAACCGGGGTAAAACCACCGTGCTACAGGGCCTTTGCGCATGTCCAGATGGATAAACGTCTTACCGTATCCAATGCCGGTGAACCCAAGGCTATCCGCAAGGTTTGACAGTATGTGTCGGTCATGTCCTTCAAGGCTTATGTCTGCCGCCAAGTCAAGATGCTGTGAGGCTTTTGCCCCTCCCACCTTCTCGTTGTGTATCTTGCAACGATGGCCGGAGTTTACCTTGAAAGGTTTTCCGACAAGAAACCGAAGCGCCTGCAGTTTGTCAAGGAACTGCTTGTTATGGACATACTGACCGCAATGAGGGCAGGCAAGCTCTGAGGGCGTAAAGTTAGGCCACCTATCCCGCCAGTAATCATTGGGGATAGGCGCCTTGGCGTATATGCCGTTTGGAAGTGCCATTACTATTTGAATACAGGGGTCTTGGTGAAGAATCGAACAACGGTGTTGACGATAGCAAGAATACCCATAATTGAGGCAATAATAATGTCAACATTGGTTGCAATCGTGTCAAACGATTCGCCAACCGAAGCTTCAGTGACGCCTGCAACTTCCGCCGCAGGGATGACGCCGGACGCGACACCAAGAGCAACGAAAAGGGTTACGGCCTGAATAACGAGGGTGCGCCAGCCGCGAATTGCAGCAAGAAATTGAGTCATGGTATAAGCTCCGAAAGGATTGCTGAGGGGTTCGGTAATTATACCAGGTTATCTGGATAAGTCAACTATCTACCGTAAGTAAGAAGGCGACCGCCAGTCATGTTTCCTGATCCGCTATTAGATACAAAACGGATAGCGTCGATAGGAGATGTTGAGCCAACAAACAGGTAATTATCGCTATTTGAGCCCGATATGATTTTAGGTCCGGTTAGCTTGCAGCCGAACACTGTCTGCATACCTGAGCGGGCCGCGCTAGAGGCAGTTGTATGCAGGTTTACGTTCGGCTCCGGATCGGTGGCGCCGCTGCCCACAAACCTTGTGTAATCTGAAGCTCCACTAAAGAAAGTTGCGCCATTATCAACGCTTACGACAAGCGCTGTTGCGGCTGAAACTGATCTTGTCATGTCAATGCACACGACCATTATATCATCGTATGCAGAAAGGCCGGTAACAGTGCGCGTTGCAATAGGAGAGGCGACAGTAAAGTCCTCTACGAGAACCCAAGCCCCGCCGCCGCCGCCTCCGGGGATAGTGACAAGAGCCTTGTTTCCGCCTGCGTTAGTTACAAGAACGCCTGCGCCAGCGAAGTTCAGGGCTGTTGCTGCTGCAACTATGCTTGTGCCCTCATCCTCTACCAGGATGCCGCCGCCTGATCCGCTGGCGGCTGATGTTAGCCTACCCTTGGCGTCTACTGTGATATTGGATGATGTATATGAACCGGGACTAACAGCGGTATCAGCAAGTGATAGAGTTATGTTACCAGCGCTCAAGGCTGCAGGAAGCGGTAGAATCTGGCCTGCTGTGCCACCGATGGTGCGAGCAAGTAGGGCCGCAAGGGCTCCGTCTACCGTGTTTATATCATTCTGAACTTTAACAACGGATTGCACAAGGTCCACGAGATTGCGCCATTGCCGCGCGAAAAAGTCTGTTGCCCTGCCGCTTTTGTCTGTGATTTCAGCGTAAGCAATAGGGCCAATCCGCTTTTCATTAGGGGTTGGAGGAGTGGCCATTAGCTATCCCCCAGCAGGACCTGCAGGGTTTGAATACGGCGCAAAGAGCCCTCATCCTGAATCTGGTAAACACGGCCCGGCGATGTGACGGACCCAAGGTCATAGAACATGACGTTGGCGTTCCGAACACCCGGAACCGTGCTGACTGTCTGGTTAGCGGACCACGTTGAACCTTCATCATCGGAATAGCGCAGATTTACGTTGCCGCCACGTCTGCCAATCGAACCGAAAAGCTGTACCTCCGGATTAGAAATAAAACCACGTTCCTGACTTTCGAGACGGCCCGTCGAAATGAACGTATTGGTCCTGAAGCTATCATCAAAAATAGATTCAGGGTTCACAATGTTCAGGGCGTTGCCAAACATGGTGGAGGCATAATACTTGTCATTCCACCGGACATGGAACTGAGCGTTCCAGAAAGGAAAGTCCGCTGTTCTCCATTCCGTCCATTGGCTGGTCATCAGGTCATATACAAATGTGCCACGGCCCCGGATATGAATACCGTAGAAAACGTGTCCATCAATGTCATACGGGAAAGCATTAATTGCCAATGGCTGCTCCGGAAACACTCCGGTAGCCCCAACAATAACAACTTCCTCCTCATGAACTCTTATCACGGTGCCGAACCCCAAATCGGTTCCAATGAAGACCGAATGTTCGTTCTGGACAAAGATGTATTCCGCAACCAAACCGCCAACAGAAACGACATTGAAATCAGATACACGGATAGCGCCAATGCCGCCCATGACTGACGTAACATTACCGTCTGAAACCCTGATGGTGTCTGAGGCTGCCACACTACTACGTTGTCCTGTTTACTCTGACTTTGCTACCTAGCATTGCTGTAGTAGTCCACGCAACGCCGCCATTGGAGCTAAAAAGGTCAATCTGCCAGGATGGTGTTGCAGACGGTGAAGTATCTGCACCATTGCTCACCGCAAGGGCTGAGTCAACAAAGCCGGGCTGAACTGTAGCGCCACCTGTGCCAAAGACAGAGCGCCGCGTGAACAGTGACACAGAGTCTATGCGAGTGATGCCGCGAGGAATACGCTCAAGCCCATATTCGCTGGCAACTGGAATATTAAGGCCGCCCGTGAGTGTTCCGGCTCCGGAAATGACTGCCCCGGTTACTGTAGTCGTGAAGACAAGGGCGTTACCAGCAGTACCGGGAAGAACGGCGACCATGCGTCCGATTGCGCCCGGAAGCGGCTCTCCTGAGCAGTCAGGGTTGATTACAGTTCCGGTGCCGTAGAGTGTTCCAATACCGGGACCAAAGTTGACCGCCGCCAGAAGGTTACTCATGGTAGCGTCTGTGTCAACACCAATCAGAATATCATTCGCGGCTGCAAGCGTTGTGCGGAAACGGTAGGTTGTCGGTCCTACTCTCACGTTCTCATCGTTCAGCGGATTGGCCGTCAACTCGAAGGTGCCGCTGGCTGAAGTTAGCTGTGCGAATACAAACGTGTCATCACGGCCACTCTTGTCTATAGACTGGAAGCCAAAGAAGCCATCATCCGTCACAAGAGCGGTTGCGATTCCGCGAATACTGACGATCCTGCCAGCGCTGGACTGGTCGATTGTAAAGCCATTATCCCATCCAATTAGAAGTTGGACGCTGGCAAAACTTGGGTCTCCCGCAACATCACGTGGGAAAGCAGTAGTAATAGGCGTGTATTCGGCGATGTAGCGGCCAACTCCTACCGTAAACCTGGCCTCATCCATCCAGCCACGGAAAGAATCAGTAAGGGTTGAAGAACCGCTTTGGACTGCAGAGACCGACATGACGGAAGTGGCATTAAAGTATGTTGCACTGTCAGCAGTGGCCGGGCCAACGCGCACGCCATCAATGAACAGACGATTGAAGCCTCCGGTGCGCGACACGGCTATACTGTATTTCCGCCAACGGACCGGGCTAAACGGGAAGTCATGGACAACGACTACCGTTCCGGTCGTGCCATCCGTAGAGTATTCAAATCCGAGGAACGTGTTGCCGCCAGACTCGTACAGGAACAGGCGCCATGAACGCTGGTCTGTCCCGCTTCTCCACTTGGCCATAAGGGTTTGGGTAGCGCCAGCAGTTGGAACTGTATCCCACCGGAAGTTGCCTTCTGCAGTAAAGGCGCCAGACCCAACTTCAAGGCCAGCAGAGTCGGGAACCGAAAAGCCTTCATCACCCGACAGGAGCGATTGACCAACACCATTATTAAACGTGCGGCGGGCCACATAAGGCCATTGGGCAGCAGAAGAATCAGAGTTAGGGCGAAGCAGGTAATTGGCTACACCGCCCGCAGGATACCATGTATTCTGGAAGGCAGTTGCTGTGCTTTTGACGGAAAGGTCAGTAAAGTAGAAACTCCTTCCAGCAGCAGTGGCACCGCTGTTCTGGCTGCGTGGAACGATGATAGCAATAGTTCCGGGGATGACAAGAGAACTTACACTGAGTAGTGTAATACCTGCCGCGTCCCTGATTTGAACCACCCCGCTACCATTGCCCATAAGAACACGAAATTCCAAGAACTTCCATTCTCCGGAAGTTATGATAATATCTGTAGTTTCAGCAATGACTGTTCCTGATGAGTTACGGAAAGCAATACGTCCGGTTGGCTCGACATTGAAATAGCACAACACCAAGTTACTTGAGTCATGCAGGCGAATTTGAACAAGGTTTGACACAGACGGAAGGGCTGGAAGGTAAAGAGCTATTGCAAGGAATATCTCGCCAATAGCAGACCCCTGAATGTTGCCGCGAAGGTCTCCGGTGGTTCCGATGGTATCAATATAGAAAGCTTTCTGTCCGGTGCGGGCCCCAAAGGATGGGATTACAACCTGAGCGTTGCCGGAAGCGGGTCCGGTTGGCACCGCCGCCCAAGGGCCAAGCATACCGTTTACTTCGCCCTCACCCACTACATAGCGGTCAGCAGCATCAACAAAAACCAAGCTCATGTAACGGTCCTCAAGCGAATTTCTTCTTCAATGTTATGGGGCGTCAGGCGTTGGCCAGAATTATCGCGTCCGATCCCCTTATCGTCGATGAATATCACACGATCCTCAAGAACCAAAGCAGTTCCCGGGATAATTCCATAACTCATTTGACGTCCCTGGATTGGGGCGAATGGTGTATCCGGGTCGCCTGTAGCGCTGAATGGCTCTATCGTGGAGCGACCAAGAGCCCAGAATATAGAGCCAACGGTCACAACCTGAAGCACTTCGTCCGGCTCGGATTCAGCCTCGAAGAATACCTCTACCCAGTATTCAGCAGGACGGATTGCATACATGCGCTGGCTGGCGGCAACAGAAATAATAACATATGCAGAAACGATTGTGACGGAAACCGCTGATTGAGACCCACCCTCCGGAACAGGGACGGGGATAAGAAGGTGAAGGCCACCGTTGGCAAGTGTACCACCGCCCCATGTAAGGTTGGCGGAAGTCTCTGTTGTGACAATCGAATCACCTGCCACACCCGCAACAATTGCTTGAACGGAAAGGCGGACGCCAGCAACACGACGCACTTCTACGTTAGGGTTTGCGATCAGGGCTGAGGAATAGGTTCCACCCGGAGTCCCTGTTGCACCGATTGCCGCACCAAGGTTCTGAAGCGAACCAAGAGTTGTCAGACCGAGAAGCACAAGCCACGGATTCGCAATCGTTCCAGCCGGGCTTCCAGCGTTTACGCCAGAAGCAACAAACTGATAGTAAACAGAATCAACGCGCACCACATCGGTAGCAACCGGATTGGCAGTTGCGTCAAGGTTTCCAACCGCCTTGCTAAGCCCCTCATAGTAGAAAAGCGTGTTTCCGTCCGCAAGCCATAGACGGGCGACACCGGGAGAGGCTTGATATGTCATGGAAACCGGGCCGGGATTTGAGTTCATGGCCCCGACAATCGGTATGGAAGTAGTTCCATTCCAACGAAATAGCTGATTACCAGAGGCAACAAAAAGGTCACCACCCAGAAACCCCGGCTGCGAGAAGTTCCCCCGCATTGGACCATTACCGAACGTGCGGAAGAAGTCTGTTCCCGGACGGGAAACAAGGGCTGTATCGTCAATAGTTGAAGACGGATCACCCTCGAAGAATCGGTTCAGCAATTGCAGTTCAACACTGCCGGTGTAGTCCCGAGTGTATGTGCTGCGAGTAAGGGAAACCTTCTCTTTGGGCATTAGTAGTAGGCGCCCGTATCGCTATTTGTTGCAAGGCTGGAATCCCATAGAATGTCAGGATCAGCGCTACTGTTTTCTGACAAATAGCGTCCAGTGTGGCGGGACCGGATAGACTGGTAAATCTCTGACGTAATTGGGCTTATTTCCTTACCGTACCGAGGATTGAGGCGCATCGCCAGTTCAATGACAAACATATCATCAAACTCATCCGGGAATGGGATGCTTTGCAGTTGCGTCAAGGGGGAGACACGTATCCATTCAGCAAGGTCACGCCGGAACATAATGCTGGTGTTCTCAAGGCTGGTGGAGAGAACAAGAACAGAGTTTCCAAGGATATTATTTCCATTGCCATTCAATGTCAGCGGGAAAGAGGCCAGGCTACCCAGAACGTCAATGAATGTAAGTCTTGCGCCATCACCCGGCGACGGTGGAAGCAGGAGGGTTCTGGCAGCGTCCGACAAAAGATTGACGTAACAATTCTGTGGAACGGCCCGATTGTCCATGAATGGAGTAAAGTTCTTCAGCGTAATGCCGCGCTGCTCTCGCACTGCCGCTACGTTACCCAGCCAGATTGTCTGCACTGCAGGTCGGATATGACGTGAAATAATGCCATTCAGGATTGGCAGGGCTTCAGCAATCTGCGCATCAGACGGGGGGCGGTTGATATCCAGAATCTGGCTCTCCCGGAATGACCGGGTAATAATATCAGAGAGAGTTGACATTCAGTTAGCCTTCAACATCAGTGTATGTTGTAATTTTATTGTCAAGAGACCCTACATCAATGCCGTATTGTGCGCAACCCATACGAAGGGCCGCAACCAAGGCGGCTTTACCTGCTGTGGCACCCATGTCCAGCGCACCTAATGCTATTTCGGAGCCGGACCCAGACGAATATACGTGATCGCCAGGAACAATCGTGAAACCGCTTGCATCGCAAAGGTAAACCGCTTCTGAAGTAAAGGCTATTCCGAACATATTTTCCGCCTCATCCATATCATATGGAATCTCCATGTCGTGCTCTACCCATTCCCGAAAAAGCTTTGCGTCAATAACTGAGCCAGCCATAGCGCCCATTGTTGTTTTTCCGCGATAAATCTTGCAGGCGGCATAAAGGTGCTTGCCATCAACAGTGGCGGAGCGATCAGCCGCCATTACACCATCACGATAAACGATAATAGTCATACATACCCCGAATTTTACTCTGAGGGTTTACCATATCCCGGTATTGATCCAGTCTCAACAGCCAGCTCAAACAATTTACGTGGAGAATAATTGGCATGGATTTTATGGCCAGCCTTGCGGAGCGCCATAATCAGGGAAGCCTTGCTATGACCGGCCCATGAATCGGGGCTATCCGGCAATGGGGGCGCACCGGGTTCCACAACCTTGTCTCGGTCGTCGTAACAAAACCAACCTTCCGGAACCTCCTCAAGTGAGTTGAAGATAGCAGAACTACCGCCCGGACCGTAATACCATGCTGGCCAACGAATAACCTGATTAAAAGCCATCACTGTCACCACCGTTAATTTGACCCAAACAAAGCCCAACAAATAGCAATACCATTGCTAGCCATGAGCAAAACCCAAAAAACCAAAATTCCCACATAATACCCTCGAAAGATTAAACGTCTATCAGGAGCCCGAAAAGGGTTGTCTCTCCCGCAACACCATCCTCAAGGACTCGTATCCAGTAAAGCCCGGCTGAGGCCGTATCCTTGATAAAAACATGCCCGTCAGACTGCACCTGAGGATTCATGGAAAGAACACTGTTTGCGTTAGTCGGGGCGCCTGAGGCGGTGACGCCAATCTGCCAGGATCGACTCGTTCGGTTACGAATCTGCAGGTACTTCGGGTTTGTTGCAACCAGCGTCCACCCTGCCTGAGGACCAATATTAACGCTTGAGGTAGTAAGAGCCATGGGATTTTTCCTGGGTCAGAATGGAACAGTCAAGGATTACTTTACTGCTGGGGTTGTGTCAACTCTTTTCATATAGGGACAAATCCTCCATATACTGCCAGACCAGACTGGTCCCATCCGGTCATGGTCTGGGTCGCGGGCATAATCGCCGTTGTGCGGCTCTTGGAAGCCGAGGTTGTTACAGATGCATTATGACTAGGCAATGTCGTGTAAATCAGCAGGTCTATACTTTGAAAAGTCAGAAAGTAATTCACGATTTCTAAGGCAGAGGCATCGGTTACGTTGGAAGACACAGAGACCAGCGCGGATTGGTTTAATGCAAAGTAGTACAGTTGACCGGCGACCAGAGTGACGTTGGTCGTCGTCACCTGGTGCAAGCCGACAACCGTACCGGAATCTAAGGCGCAATCGGTCAGTAGTGTTCCGGTTCCGCTATAAATCCCGACAAAGACATTTGCCGCAGTTACGACGCCGCGCACCCAAAAAACTCGGTTGATCGTAACATCTGCTCGCGCGACGAACGCGGTCAGATAATCCCGGTTTATAACCCCAACGTTGACAGCAGTGGCGGTGGTCATTCTGCGCACACTATACGGAACCAAAGGAAGGTACGGCAGATTGCCTCCCGCTTCTGGAAAAATTGCTTCCCAAGTGCTCATCCTTCAAACGCCTTCCATCCGATTGCCCCTCCGGCGAACACAAATCCGCCAGAGGTGTTTTTTCTTGATACGGTCATATCTTGTGCAAGTGCCTCTACTAACTCACCGTTTCTCGCGATTGTCAACAACACAAGGTTATGTCCGGTGATGAAACCGACGCGCAAGCCTGTCGCAGGCGAGGCCGGAAGGGTTCCGGTGTGCGTGCTGTTCACATAAACCGGCGGTTCGTTGTCGCCGAATGAAAAATTACCCGCCGGAGCGCTGGAATTACCGATACCCAGCTCAAGTTCATTAATGGCCGCCTGAACTGTGACAGCACTGATACTGCCTGCCGGAACATTTGTTACTTCAGAGGCTGTTTGGGGGAAATCCCCAAGGTAGCTCCATGTCGTGCCATTGCTATAGTAAGCACCCTTGTTATGGCGGTTGACAAGCCAGACGCCTGTTGAAGCAAGAACCCACCAGCGTTCACCAGAGTTTGTTCCATCCGGAGCGGGCAGGGCAGCAAAGTTGGCAACCGTAACAGCATCACGTCCTTCATAAAGCTCAA